TTCTCATCATTATAAAGACCATCTGATATATATTCTAATACGATTAATCTTTGGGCTAAATTACTACTAAAAGCAAATACGTTTCTTCTAGGATCATAAGTAAACCACCCATTTTTTTGGCTAACTTCTGGTTCAGCTCCATATCTTTGTCCATAAACATTTTTATACCAAGCGTTAGAATATACATCTGCCTCTGTAAAGTTTTCACTACCAGCTGAGCCTGCTATATTATTCTGGTTAGCTGATCTCCATCTATCATTTATTAAAGCTTGTTGAGACTCTAAATTATTTCCATATTGATCTTGAGTAGGAACACCTTGATCGTCTTGTATTACTGGAGCTGTAGGATTACTTGTTAATCTAGTATTATATATTATATGTTTAACACCAGCTTGATCTACCCAAGATAACTGAACATAGTTAACCATATCTTGTGGAGCTACTATAGACAAGTTATTAGGTATAGTTAGCTCTTGAGCTTTTATACTTCTTAACGTATCATAGCTAAACTCTTGTATACCTCTTTTAGCGTGGTATATTAAATCAGTTCTTTTAACTCTTGGTATAACTTTGTCTGTACCTACGTAATTTATCATAAAGTTATTAACTACTTCACTTAATGGAGTATATTGATAACCTCCATAGTTACTCCATCTACTTTGATCTATAAAAGCTACTTTAATTACAGACGTAGCTGGAACAACTACAGCAGTACCTATAGTTAATATTTGAACAGCTACACCATTAGTTATAGTAGTACTTAAAGAAGTAGTAAAGTTATAAGGAGCTTGACCAAATTGCTTTACATTGTCAATAAAAACGTCAAAATTATCAACAGAAGTTTGAGTTGCTCCATCGTTAAAAATTAACGGTGGTAAAGTTTGTGGCCAAGTTACTGAATTACTATTAGTACCATCGCCTAATTGAGCTACTTCACCTGAATAATATTCTGAGTTAGTTTGTTGTTTTTGATTTCCTAATGTATGCATGTTTTATCTTTTTTCGTTTGCTTCATCTTCAGCTAATTCTTTATAAGCTGCATTGACTACGCCAGGATCTTTTACGATTACACCAGAATATTTTAATATTTCCATAGTCACAGTATTTCTTTGCGAATCATCTATTTCATAATCAATACTTCCTTGAGTTGTGTTAGTTTTAGTCATTAAATCTTTTGCTTCTATAAGTCTTAATGAAAAACCATTGTTTAACGATCCAAATGCGCCAGCAGCAACAGACAACGCGTTATTAACAGCATATCCTGAGCTGTTATCTAAAGTAGAAATTTTTATAGTAGTATTAGCGTTAGATAAAGTTATTGTACCTGATCCTGCTACAGTTATATCTAATAAACAACCAGTTCCAGCTCCATTAGTTGATGTAACTACTCCAGTGTAAGTTCCAGCAACTGCTGTAGTTCCAACTGGAAAAGATGGAGCAACAGTAAAAGTTTGTCCTATAATCAGTTTAGAAGTAGAAAAAGTTCTAGAGTCATATATATATTGGCCTAAGTCACCCACATAAAATCCCCAACGTGGATCTGTAGGTTTACGCATGTAACTAAACTTAACATCACTAACAGAAGTAACAGCTGGATTACCATTAGTTATCTGCGGATATACAGTTAGTTTATTATCTTTAAATGTTGCTATTGGAAATGTTTCACTCGGTTGAGTTAACGGTGACATGTTTAGTTGCCTAAATTCTCTTTGACTAACTAATTGTATTCTTGGCGAACCTTTAACGCCATTATAAAATACACTTCCTAACCTATGTAAATCAGTTGGATAAGTATATACATTAGAAGGATTAGTGTTGGCTGATGCGGACTCAAATTTTTCAAATAATTGATATTCGTCTCTTATATGCTCTATCCTACTAGCATATTCTTCATCTGTTTTAGGCATACGTAAATACTGATTGTAGTCTTCAAAGAAAGTTTCAAAAACTTCTAATTGAACTTGACTAGCTAAAAGGTTATATTCGTACGGCGTTAAATAACCTCTTTGTTCTTTATTCAAGATACTTAAAACTGTAGTGTAAACAGTATTTACATTAATTCCCATATTTATATATATTAAAAAGGCGGCGCGTGGCCGCCTTAATTATAATCACTTGTTATTTTAGTTTTTTCTGTATTGATTTATAAACTTCAATACCTTCATCTGTTTTTAACCAAGCTGCCATTGCTGAATATGGGTTTTCTTCAAATGGTACTGTCATTAATTTTCTACCATTACTAGTCCATTTAAATACTCTATTATCGTCAGCTAAAGTAATAATCTTAGCTTCAACCGCCTTGATAGCAAAGTTTCTTAATTCAACGTTTTCATCTTCAGCAAGATTTAAAAACAACTTAGGTTGCTGTTTAGCAAAGATTAATAAATCTCTTTTTAATTCTTTAGAAGATAATGCATTTACGCTTGACCCTTTTTCAACTCTTAATATAGCTTCGGCTTTATCAATATCCATCTCATAAGCCATATTAGAAGCTGCAAGTTCTAGTTCTAACCAATCAAAATGGTCTTCTGCTTCCACTACAGCATCAAACTCTGTAAATATAATACCATTATGTGGATGTTTAGCTAAGAACTCTTGTAAATTTCTTTTTTCTTTAGGAACTTGTAAATGTCCTTTTTCAAAAACAATATGTGCTAAAGTTACGTTACCTTTTTGTTCATCAACAAATATGCTTTTATGATTACTAGCATATCTCATTTCTCTTTCGTAACCTTTTTCTTTATCAAACCATACTAAAGGGTATCTAGCAGAATGTCTACTAGGTATAGTATGAGTTAAAGGCATTTTGTTTTTTAATAGATAATAATTTCTATCTTTATACTCCCAATTATCTTTTTTCTCTGGAGTCTTTTTTATTTTTGTTTCCATAATATAATATAATATAATAATTAATAAAGACCCCGCCGAAGCGGGATCTTATTTTTTAGTTTAAGATAATGCTTCAATATCTGTAGCAGCAACTTTAGAACTTAACTCTGTTAATGGAGCTGGCCCTGAACAGCCTTCCATTACATCAATAGCTTTTACAACAGTAAAAACATCTGCAGCAGTTAAGTTAGAAGCACCTGTTATTTGTACTTCTTTATTAGCCATATATCCTATGACTACTTTGTTCGATGTTAATTTAACTGAACCTACACCATCGGCAGATACTATGTCAAATTCTCCACTAGCTTTTGCTAATTTTATGTGTCCCATAATTTCTATCTTTTAAATGTTAAACAATAATTAAGCTCCTTTAAATAACACGAAGTTATTAGCAGCTTGAGTTACTAAACATCTTTCAGATAAGAAACTTACAGTCATAGCATCTAGAGTGTCAGTGTATGCACCACCAACTGAACCAGTAATCCAAGACTTCATTCTTCGATCTTCAGTTTCAGAAGCTCTATATCTTACATGTAAGAAAGGACGTCTTATATTAGATCCTAACATTTGATCGTACACTGTAGTAGTACCAGCTGGTATTAATACACCGTCGATTTCTTTGTCAAGTCCTCTTAATGAAGCATCATTTAAGTATTTCCAGTCAGTTTTATAGAAGTCATAAGAACCTCTTCTAAATCCTGAAAATCCAAAGTTTAATGCCATATCACCATCATTCTCAAATAATCCGAAAGAAGCAGCTTGTGTAGAAGCATAAGCTCCATTTACAGATGCAATCATATCGTCAAAGTCAAGAGCAGTAGATCTTGATAAGAATAACATGTTTTCTTCAATAGCACCTTGCTTATCTAAGTTTTTGAGTATTTCATCAAAATCACCTAAAGCACCTGAACCAGGAGCAGCAGCACCAGCAAAACCAGAGTATACGTTACCTCTTGCTTCGATAGCAGCAAATAAACCTTCAGAACCTTGAATGTTAGTAGTTAATGCAGCATTGTTAGCTCCACCATATTGGTATTGTACAGCATTACCAGCTTCAGTATAAGCAGCGTTATACATATTTTCAGATTCAACCATAGCCATCTCTAACTGATCTTCAAATCTTAGTCTTGTTTCAGACTCAGACTTTAAATACCATAAATAACCTGATTGACCGTCTTCTGTAGCAACTTCAACCCAACCAATTTGAGCAGTATCAGAACCATTAATCTCAAAGTTATCTTTAAGTATCATTGGTCTGTTAGAAAATTGAGTGAAAGTAGGCTGAATAGATCCTTGCATACCAATTGAACCTTTACCAAACTCAGAGCCGTAAACAAATACGTTACAACCACCAGCAGTTACAGGTAAAGAATTAGCAGCAGTACCATAAAACTTAACGTTTAACACATTAAGAGTAGCACCAGAAACAGCTTGTACTAAACCTTTTTGTACGATTAATCCAGTTGCATTATCAGAAATTAATACTGTTTGTCCTTGTCTGATAGCACCTCTTCTGTCAGCAGCAGCAATATCTGGTTGCGCAACAGCTAAATCAATAGTAAGAGTAATATCAGCATCAGCTAACCCACCTGGAGCAGCAACAGTACAAGACTTATATGCAATATGTAATCTATTTTGTTCAGACCAAATTACTTGATCCGATGTCATCGGCATCTCTGCGCCGACCATTCTTAGGAAACCACCAATTGTTCTGTTTCCATAACGTTCCACCTCAGCTTCATAAAGCTCTGGTAAGTATTGCTGAGCAAAACTACCTGTACTTCCATCAAACGTTAAATAGTTTGTATGTAGAGCTAATCTAGTTTGAGCTGGAACTAAACTTGCGGGAAAAGACCCACTTGTAGCAAAAGCCATAATTTATGTTTTTAGTTGTTATTTTTTTATTTTAAATTTCAACTTAGAACTATCTACACCACTAATCGCTTTTACTCGCAACCCATTTATAAACATATCACCATTTGCTTGAGGTCTAACATCTTCACCAATATTCTTTGATTTAGACGTCATACTTCTTATAGCATCGGCTTTACCTTGTTCGTAAAAATGAGAAGCAATTCTATCAGGATTTTGTGCTGTATATAAAGCTTTGTGATAACCTTTAGCATCACCAATCGCACCATCTTTGTTCAAGAACTTCTGAAACAAACTATTTAAATTTGATTGTTTTTTAGCAATATCACTAGGGTTGTTTACGTTATATCTAAAAGTTTTTTCTCCAACTGAATATTCAAAACCTTTGAACTCTTCGTTGAATAACTTATTAGAGCTATTAAGAAATATTTCCCTATTCTTTGCTCCTTTTTCTTGTTCTTTGTTGTGTCTATTGAAAAAGTCCATAGCTTTTTGTTGTTCTGGAGTTAAACCACTAGATCTCAACTTGATTTCTTTGTAGTATTTACTCTTTGTTTCTTCCAAAAAGTTTTTGGCTTTAGCAATTTCTTCTTTATAAGCAAGTTTTTTCTTTTTTATTTCTCGCTCATCATCCACATCTTCTTCAATTTTAAAATTATCTTCCATTATAAAGTTAATTTCTTCTTGATTTAAGTGTGGTTTAGTTCTTTTGTAGTATTCATTAAGTATAGCATCTTCATTATACTGTGAATAATCTCTATTTAATCTAGCATAATCTTCAATAGTACCACCTGTTTCTTCCATAAAACTTACTAAAGCTTCTATATTTTCTGGAAGCTTTTTAGTTGGTGTTTCTTCTTTATGCTCTTGTACAATTTCTTGTACAACTTCTTCTTTATTTTCTTCAGGAGTAATTTCTTCTAAAGGATTTACTTCTTCTTTTTTCTCTTCGGCAACCGGCTCAACACTTGGTTCGGGTGCTCTTTCCTCCACTTTTTCCACATCTGTGGTTTGTTTATCCTCATCCAAACTTCCTGTGCTTTGCTCTGGAACGGCATCTTCTTTTTCTTTTTCTTCTGGTTTTTTATTCATATCAAGTTTATATACTTGATCATTGTTTCTTTTTAAAGAAGGCTTTTTTATTTTCAAAGGCAAAGCCTCTTGCTCTTGTTTTGTTGTTGACATAATATAATATAATAGTTAAAAAATACTTATTGCATATTAAATGCACTTAAGTTTAATCCATCAGGATTTTCTGTTTCAGTAAAATTAGTTGGAGGCGTATCATTTTTTCTCTGACTAATCATTTCACTTTGTTGAGTACCTGATATTCTTGTTCTTTGATCTTTACGATCTTCAATTAGTTTTTCTTTTTCTCTCTTAAAACCTACATCAAGCTGAGCTAACTGCATGTCATATCTAAACTTTAACTCCATCTCTTCTTTTCTCATTTGAGATTCTCTTTCAATTTTATTTATATTGAACTGAGATTTAGCTTGTTCTATTTGTACTTGTGTTTCGGCTAGCGCTTGTTGTTTTTGCATTTCAGCTAGCGCAGCCTTTTCAGCTGTTTGAGCGTTCGCTTGAGCTTGTGCTTGTATGTTAGCTTGTGCAGCTTGTTGATCTGCTTGTGCTTTTTTCTTTCTTCTATATTTTAACATTTGATTAGCTAAAGCTAGATTTTTAACATTCCTTATATCTATAGCGTCTTCTAATGTTATAGAATTAGTTTTTAAAGCGATTTGAATATTTTGCTCAAGTTGTTCTTTTTCCTCTTCATCTGGCTCTAATTGTAAAAATATACCGAAGTCATGTATGTTTATTTTAGATAATTGATCTAAAGTACCTACATTATATTCTGATATACTATTTTCTAAAGCTTGTCTAGTTAATGGGTATTGCAGCGCATCAGCAACTCTTAATGATATATTTTCACAAGTTCTTAATGTTAAAAATAATTGAGCTTGCAATATATGCCTAGTAGCTGTATTACTATTAGCTGCAGCAAGTTTTTGTAAACCTACTAATGAGTTTTTATCTGGCGTACTACCATCTCGCGCTTCATTTAATCCTGTTACATCTCTTATCATTTGTAAATAATACTGATAAGTCTGTATTAAAGTTCCTATTTTTCCGCCACCACTTCCAGTCTGTAACTCTTGTATAGGTACTTTACCTCTATTAGGATCACCTTCTTGAGTCAAACTTCTACCTACAATACTACCAGTTTGGAAATACATGTTTAACGCTTCGGCTGGATTATACTTTGTACCATTGCCTAAATCAACTTCGGCTAATCCGTCCATGTCTAAAAATACACCATCAGGAACTGTTCTAGCCAGCACTTGTTGTATTTTAAGATGTGTAAGTTGAATCATATCAGCAAAGCCTGTTATTCTTTTTACTAATGAATTAATTCTACCTTTGTATAATCTTGGTGCACATATATTATAATTCATATTAACCTTAACAGTATCACCAGTAGGTCTAGTCATATTTTTAGCTAGCTTCCACTCTAACATCATAGGATGTCCTAGTATTTTTGCTCCACTATACAATACTTCTATTGACCTAGTAATTACCTCAAAGTTTTCAGTTTCAGGTGGATTAAAAGTGTCAGGCTTTTCTAATACTTTTTCTAACCCAAAAGCGTTTTTCTTAATTTTAAATACTTGATCATGATAAGTTTTGTATTCAAAATACATAACTTGTACAGTTAAATCATCATACCTACCATTCCAGTTTCTTAAATATTCTGGATTACCTGGATATTTTTGTATTGTTTCTAGTTCTTCATCAGTTAACTGTGGAAACTGCTTTTTAATATCTGGTATAGAAACAGATTTAACTTCTCCTACATAATATAAGTTTTCAAAGTTAGGATCATCTGTATAAGAATAAACCATAGCTGCTGGGTCTACATAATCTACAGTAACACCCTCAGCTTCATTAAATCTAGTTTTTACAGCAGCAATACCTAAAACAGTTAAATCGTAAGCTAGTCTTCTTCTAGTTAAATCGTATTTATTATTTTCTAATATATAGTTTATAGCTTCTTCTTCTGCAACTTCAACAGATTGTTTAAAATCCATTTGCAAGTGTATTGCTAGTTCTTCTTTGTCTTGTGGCGCTGCATCAGGATTTTCAGAATTAAAAGCATTTACACCTAATATTTGTTTAGCTTCAGTTAAGTAATCTTTAGCTACAATATCAGTCATTAATCCAACAGCATAATCTGTTCTTTGTCTTGAACAAACAGGATCTTGAGCAAAAGCGTTTATCTCATAGTTTCTACCAGATATACCATTAACAACAATATCTACAAATTTAGCAATAACAGGTACAGGTTTCCAGTCTAAGTTTAAGTAACTTAAATCACCGTTTATAGCTAGCTCATCTTTATATTTTTGTACTGGTTGTTCACCTCTAGCATATAACCTTAAATTATGAAACTCGTTAAAATTAACAGCATAGCCAGGAGCATTTACTCCACCTCTATAGTTTTTAAACCATTCACTTTCTATAGCTCTGCCTACGGCAAGCCCATACTCTAAAGTAGCTTTTTCTGCAGCTGGTACAACCTGATCTGGAAAAGAACTATTACTTGTGTAAGAAATTTGCATTTATTTATTTTATTATTTTAGAAATATTGCCATCATTGTTATATCTTTTAAAACCTAAGTTAAAAGACTTAATAATATTTTTAGGCGCAGGTCTATATTTATTTTTGTTACAAGCCATTATAGCTAAACCAGAACTTATAGTAGCATCATATTTAGTTCTGTTATTAATGTTGAATTTAGCCCAGTCTTCTAAAGTTCTTTGAAAATACATTGAACCATAACCTTCTTTTATTCTGCCTACATTATCGTTTATATAAGTCTCTATAGCAGCAGCATGTGCTTGTTTAATATCTTCGCTTGAGTTAGGTATACCACCTATTTCTCTTTCAGTTGTAGATAGTTTATTAGCTAATTTATCAGGACGATTCATGCTAAAACCTCTATAACCTCTTCGCTTTAAATAGTATAATAATCTCGGCTTGTTATTTTCAGCAAGTATAGGCATGCCATAAAAATGTAAAGCCATTAATACATCTTCAAAAAATATTTCAGCTGTCTGAGGTCTAGCTATATATTCTAAGAAAAACTGATTAAATGGAGCATCTTCCATAGAAAACTTTGTTAATCCATGTAAAGCTCCTTTAGAACCTTTACCATCCACAGTACCGCTAATGTCGTAACTGTCACAGCCAAAAGCTCCAATGTGTTCGTTAGCAGGATATTTTGTTCCATTTTTAATTATTACTTTATTTTGTAAATTATGAGGAGGTACCCAGCTAACAAAAAACCTACCATTATTGCTTGGTATAAAACTTACTGTAGTATCTTTTATCCCATTATTCCAAGTAAAATTACCTTGAGTTATGTTTGCTATATTGTTTAACTCTTCGTTGTAATCTATTTGTTGATATATTTTTGTTATATTAAAAAGAGCTTGTTTACTTTCATCTCTAAACGCATGAGCTTCTGATCTTGGAAATTGTCTATAATATTCATTTAAACTATCTTGATCATGCTTTAATCCTTCAACTTCATTTTTCCAATGTTCAATAACTCCTGTTGTAATTTCGTAACCGTCAGCTCCTTCGACTCTATTTTCGCTAGTAACGAAGACAGGTGATCCATAAGTATCGATGAATCCTTCGTAGTTCCACTCCATAGGTATGAACAAGCTATAGAGTCCAGAAGTTGTTTGTCCGTTTTTATTTCTTTTTGTAACGTCTGAATTGTAGTATAAGTGTTTAAAATTGTCTCCACCTTTATCTAATGCATTTGATGTTGAGCCCATCATACATTTACCTACAATCCTAGATCCTAGTCTTAACGTAGTTTTTGTAACTCTCCAATTATTTAATATATTGTCAGGTCTTTCCCATTTGCCACTTTCATCATGAGCTAATAGTTTTAGTTTTTCACCATCATAAGAGTTATCACCTGTATTTTTCCAATCAATAGTTGTATCAAGTCCTTCTAGTTCTGTGAGCTGTTCATTATTTTCCAACTTTCTTCTAGTAAGTTTGGATGCCGGAACCCTATATGCCAGCTCAGTCTTTGGCCTATCCATACCGTCTTGAATTGGTTTGAAGAAAAACGGATAATTAACGGATATTGGGACAACTTTATCTGTAAACATTTTTTTGGCATCGGCTCCAGACTTGGAAAGTATACCGAATCTAGCATCGGAAGATATTGTAGCTTGGTTGACAAGTTCCGCGCTTGACATAAAAGAGAATCCAGATCTTCTGTTTTTGAGGTAGCACATGCCGTAACACCTTGTATCTGCTTTACATGCTTCCCAAAATATAAAGAAGAGTCTATTTGCTTCTCTAAAGTCTGGTGCTCCAATATCAATTTTTGACCATTGCAGGTACATGTAATGAGTGCCAGTAATATATACAGGACTGCCGTTATTGTAGAAACTAAAACCTTCTTCTCTACGCTTAAATTCTTCGTCGATATAATCATACCATTTTTCTTTAAACTCAGCTGGAGATTCTTCCCAGTCAAATCTACTTTGAATTTTTTTTAATTCTTTCGAGTATTCTTGCTTTTCCCAATACTGCTCCGCTTTTTTTTCACTTCGTTTAAACGGTTCATCTGTTGCTGGTAAAGCAATCCTGAGATTCTGTATTTCAATGATTTGTCCAATTTTACCTGTTTTACTTATTACTATAAAATCATAATCAGAATTATAACCATAATCCCATTTTTT